CCAGTCCAGTTTTCAAACTGCACAAACCCAGCGTCCTGCACCGTGTTACCTGTTTCCAGTTCATACGCAGAGCGCGCCAGTTCTTCGTAGTTGGTTCCATAATACGTTGCGATATTGCCATCAAATTCGCTTGGCATATCGTGCATGTCACGAACCAAAGCGCGAAGGCAATCATCCTTGCTTTGATAGGGCGCAACCCCAAGAGCCGCACCGGCCATGCTGGCGGTAAGACGGCTCTTTCGAGCCGCAAACCATTCCTCTGAGCGTTGTTCCATTAGAAAGGCACCTCGTCGTCCAGATCAAACCCAGAGTTTGCAGCAGGCTTTGCTTTGACTTCCGTGGCCTGACCAACGCTTGTTGGCGCATCTTTCCCTTTGACCGCAGACACCCAGTTGCCGCGAATTGTTTCGCCGGTCGAGGTGTCGTCAATCGACCATTCCATGACCTTGATAACCATGCTTGCATCAACCAGAGCCAAAGAAAGACTGTCGTCGGTTGGGGCATCGGTTGACTCCATCAATCGGCCCTTCGCGTTTGCGTCTATGGTAGCAAGCATCTTTCGCGCTTTGTCGCGCTTTTCCTTGCGCTTCTCCTCGCTCTTGGCCATCGGATCGAGATGCGCAACCCACAGCTTTTGAAACACCGTGCGGTTTTTGAATTGCTCCGGTTGCTCAACTTGCCACTGGATCTCAACGTACTTTTCCACGGCGTCCTTCTTTGAGGCCCACTTAACTGCCTTTACGGTTGCCAGAACATCCGAGTTGTTCGGGATGGGTTCAAGGTTTCCGCCCGGAACCTCATATTCCTTGGAGACGTTTTCGTTTGCGGCTCCGCCGTCGCTCAAGTCCCAAAATGACATGCGCTTATCCTTTCACAAATTCTGCAAGCGGGTTTTCTCCCAACTTGACTTCTATGGGTTCAGTGATGCCGTATGCGTTCTTGGACACATTCGACGCTGTGACGTGCATCACCAGTTCGCGGGTATCGTCGCTGACCGCTTTCTTGCGCTCGCTTTCATCGCCACGCAGGACGATCCGCTGACGCATAAAACCAACGGCGTCCACATCGTCCAGATATGGCGGCAGGCTTTTGTCGTGTGTCATGCGCAGGCTGTACCGGCTGAAATCGTCCATGTCTGGCAGGCGCATTGTTCCGACCTCGGTATGAGCCAAAAACACCACGTTCATTCCGCGCTTCATTCGCATCATCTCAGCCGCGTTGCGTATTTGCTGGTGACGCGCTGCGAGCGCAGAGAACCCGGCCCCATAACCACCGAGGGCTTGGTTCAGGCTTTTGGCCTTTCCGTCCTGCTTTAGGATCGACTGAACAAACATCCGGTCGGCAGCGGATACGGTGTCGATCACGCAGGTTTTGTATTCGTGTTCTTCATGCACAAGTGCCTTGAGTTGCTCCCAAAGCTGATCTTCTGTGCGAACAGGCGGCAATGCCGCCGGTCGAAAAGATTGCGGAATACGAGCAACACCGTCTTCGCAGCGCACAAAGATTGGCTTGGGAAAGGTTGCGGCAAGTGACGACTTGCCTAGCCCAGCGTCACCACAGAATGTGACAATCTGAGGACCGGCGTCAGGAACGCTGGCGGTTTCGAGAATACTCATCTCGATCTCCTATTTTGTTGGCCATTGGCCTTGCGTGGCGGCGACACGCTTCAAACACCGCTCGACTAAGGTTGCATAAACTTCAACAATGTGCAAGGTTGTTTCTACGCTAATTATGGAAAAGGCTACAGAATGCTACATATCGAAGAAATTCGCAGGCACCTACAATATATGGTCTTGGCGCGCGTAGCGGAAGAAACTGGCATAGACCGTGGGACTTTGATCCGGCTAAAGTCAGGGCTGACGAAGCGTCCTGCGCACAGCGTGTTAGTTGCGGTTTCAGATTTTCTGACGAGGCTGCGCGATGACCAATGAGGAACGTGCTGAACATCTTTGGCGCGCGCTTAACTCTTGTTGCGGCCTCAATAAAGACCTGACGATCTCAACGGTGACGCACTGGCTAGAGTATCACGGCGCTGGAATGCCGGAAGTTCCTCTCATGGAGGAGCGTGTTCGTGATGACGCAAAGCTATGGGCTGCGTGCGCCAATCAAGCCGAACTTGAAGCGTATCTTGCGGCGGCTGTTATTGAGATGGAAAAGACGCCGATCACTCACAAGGTTGCGAAGCGCATGGCCGCTCTTTCTTGGCGCACAATGAATGCTGAAGACCGTGTTAAGTTCAAGAACTGGATAGATCAACAATGACAGACAGCAACATTTGGAACCTGAAGGATTACTATACCGGCAAGTCATACGACGAGCAGGAAGACGAAAAGAATCAACAGCGTGCGGAGCAGCTTGCCAAGATCAAGCAGGAAGATTTTTCGGACTTTGAAGCTGGCGCTGCAATGGCCGTGCCAACGCATGATGACTTTGAGGCAGCGCATGTCGAGGAAGATGACTTTGCATTGCCGCTTAATGTTTCTGATGTAGACTTGACCCGCCCTCCCGGCTTTGTGGGCCAGGTTACAGACTGGATAGACGGCCAGTGCCGGTATCCTCGTCGTAGGTTGTCCGTTGCGGCGGCTTTGGCTGCTGTGGGCAACATTGGCGGCATGAGCCATTATGACAAGCGAGACGGTATCACGGCCAACATGCTGGCCTTTTGCGTTGCGGCATCCAGCACCGGCAAAGAAGCTGTCATGCAGGCTTTTAATGAACTGCATATAGCGGCGGGCATACAAGGCGCGCTGCAAGGCACGATCAAGTCCGAGCAAGAAATTGTGCGCAATCTCATTGAGCATCAGGCAAGCTGTTACAGCATTGACGAGATCGGGATTTTTCTCAGCAAGGTCAGGTCAGCGCAGAAACGCGGCGGGGCAACCTATCTTGAGGGCGTTTTTGGCACGATCATGTCGGCATATTCTAAGGCAAACAGCCGTATGATTTTGGGCGGCGACGTTAGTCGGGGTCTGCGCAAACAGTTTTCGGCGCAGCTATCACGGGCAATGGATAACGACGACGAGGAGGCAGAGGAACGCGCAAAGCGGATGCTGTCTATGATAGATAACGGCCTTGAGCGTCCTTTCATGTCAATCATTGGATTTACCACGCCAAGCACCTTTGATGGGATGATGGACGGCGAGACAGCCACGCAGGGCTTTGTCGGGCGGGCAATCATTGTATCGGAGCGTGACATCAATCCAAGACCCCGAAAGGCGTTCAAGGCACCTGACATGCCGATAATGATGGGCGGCAAACTTGGCTTGATCTACAACGGCTCAGAAGACAGGGTTGAATACACAGGCCCGCGCACTGACGTGCCGACCGATGACGAGGCCGATGCGGCGCTTGACGCTATTGCGGATTGGCTGATCGACTACGCAGACCATATGGGCGAAAAGACGGGCGAGGCCAGCGTTGCGATGATCCGCCGGGCCTATGAGTTGATTGCCAAGATCAGCTTTGTTTTGGCTATTCCCGGTGGCGTCAGAACCTTGGAGCATGTGCGCTGGGCTTTTGCTTTTGTTAAGGACGAGATCGACTTCAAGGTGCAGCTTGTCTTTGCGAACGACAACGCCAAGGCCAAGCCAGAAGATGCACTTGCCGCGCGCCTGCTAAACCTGATCGACGCAGAGAACGGTCTGACCACCGCAATGCTGGCTAATCGCCTAAGAGTGTCAAAAGAGATCGTCGATACAACTTGCAAGCATCTTGAGGCTTCGGGTGAGGTAAAGTTGAAAGACGGGCGAAAATATCGCGGCAAAAGTGTGCTGAAGTGGTTTAGGGCTGAATAGCGGGCCATCTTAAACATATGATGCACTTATCTAAAACACCGCAAGTCTTTGATTTTGCGGTGTTTTTCGTCAATGTTAATCATAATCATCCTAAGCCCCTAGAGACAAAAATAGAGAGAGAATAATATACATCATAACACCACCGTAAGAAGCTCTTTTCCGGTACAGCCAGAAATATAGTTTCATATATATATGTATAAGATGATTATCTATTACTATTTATTCAATAATCTCAAGGCGTTAAATCTTAAGCAGTATCCTACACATCTGTATCATCTGCTTATGTTGCAAGAGGTGTTGCGGCTTGGTAGGTATTTGCATCAGGTGCAGGAGTAGCAACATGAAAAGATCAGACGTACTGGACGCAGCCAACCAGCTTATCCACGGCGAACGGGCCAAGGACTACGGCGACGCACACGAGAACTTCAGCGCAATTGC